TCGATATACGCTTTCTTATCACACAAATATATCCTAACATCTTCATTAATTAATTGACACAAATCTCTATCCGTTGTACAAATAGTAATTTTTTCATCAGCACTTTTAATTTTACAATAATAAGCTATGAAATCATCAGCTTCAACACCAGCATTAGTATTATCAATCATTTGTCTAATACATAATTCTTCTAGATATTGTCTTATTAAAAATTTTTCAGTTACCTCTTGTATGTCAACTGGGTGCGTACCATTGATGTAATCTTTATTTCGGTCTACTTTGTAATCTGAGTATAATTGCCATCTCATCTTACCACTAAATTTACCATCCCAAAATACAAAGACCCTATGATACAGTTTTTCTTCAAGAAGTTTTCTAAGGATGGTAATAAACGCATAGAGTCCACCTATGTGTTTACCATCCCTAGTAAACATATCTTTCGCCCCAAAAAATCCCAACTTAAATAGGGCGTTTCCATCAACAAGTAAAATATTCTTAGTATTACTACTAAGAGTATTAAATTTTCTCGGCTTATTAGCCATAATCCTTTTTTTAACGTTAATATTAAGCTCCTAAATCTTCAACAGATTTTTCACCCTCTTCAGTCGTATATGCTATTTCAACATCATAAGACACATTTAGATTTTCATGTATGAAATCTCTTTTTTCTTTCTTATAAGCGTCTAATTCATCTGGGTTCCAGAAACCATGCGGTGTTGAAGCAATACTACCTTTCTTTTCAATACCATTAATATGATTCTTTTCACAAGAAATTTTTACTTCAGTTCCATATTGAAATTCATTTCCTAAAGCAGTTGCTTTAAGTTTAGATGTGCCATGTGAAATAATGCCACCCATATGAACTATTAATCTAGAGTTAAAGAACATAAATTCACCACAACTGTGTTTAATCTTCATATTCATACTATCATACCAAATTTTTTGTACACAAATAAATGTATTTGTAAATTCACTATCTTCTCTTCTAGAAGTTGGTATTCTAAAATTAACAATTGCTTGAAATACTTTCATTGAACCAGCATTCCACATATTGTTAGTTGTTTTAGATATTGCAGATTTAAAACCATTTAAAGTTCCGATGGAATCCCATAAGAAACATAGGTTTTCATTTAATTTTCCTTCAGCTTGTAAATCTAATAATTCTGTCATATATAAAGCGATATCTTCCAAAACTGGTTCATATCTTAATGGTGTTTTACCTTCTTTACTGTGTTGGTGGTCATAATTTTGATACCTATCAAGTAAATCTTTATTACCCATAAACAGGAAATTACCACCATAAGTGATTTCACCCGTTTCTTCATCCACTACTTCCTCAAATTGCATTCCGCATAACCTAGCGTGAGTCCAATTAAAGTTACCTTCAGTTTCAAATATAACTGGTAAGTCACCTATTCTTTGCGCCCCAGCAATTGCCTCATAAAACGCAGTTGATTTACCAGTGTTTGAGTAACCTCTTACTGAGTTTACAAAACCTCTAGCAAATCCTGGTAATTTAATCGCATCATGCCATGCTTTTGATAATGGAACCCAAGTTAAATCTTTATCTTTTATTGTTTTTTGAATGCCTTGTGATTTTTTAAAATCTTCTAAACTGTATTCGGTCTTTGCTACAGTCGTTTTTGATGGTTTTTTAGCCATAATTATTGAGCCCCCTGAGTTTATTTAATTTTAACCCTATTTCGTTATTATTAGAGCTAAAATAAGGGGGTAGGTAACCTCACCCCCTTTCACTTCTTATTTAATTTACCGTTAATTAAAATGGTAAATCATCATCTTCTTCTTCATCAATATCAACATCAGCCACATATGTTGTCTCTTTAGAGGCAACTGGAACTTCAGTTTCAATTGGAGTTTCAGATTTTTTTTGTGCATTTGCACCCATACTCACTTTAGAATCTAAGTCTTCAGCGGTATCTTGTTCGTCTTCAGGAGATAAGCTTGATTTAGCAACAAACTTTTCAAGTTTTTTACTCCAAGCTGGAACTTCTCCCATCACGATTAATTTTAAATAATCATAATCTTTCACTGAATAAACATCTTGCCATGTTTTTTTGTCTTCAACCCATTTTTTAGATAATTTAGCATCAGAACTTAATGGTTTTCTGTCCATTGCTTGTACTGAATTTACTGCTGGATATGTTCCACCTCTTGGGTTTTTAACTCTTACAACGTTAAGAACTAAATCTCTTCCAGTTTCTGCATCAGTGATATCTTCACCAACCATTTGAACAGATGCCATGATTTTGTCCATGATACCTTCTTTCTTATAGTTGATTGGGAATCTCCAGAATTTTGGGCCGTCAGCCTCATTTTCTCTATCAATTACTTTAACAACATACATTAACCTAGATTTATAGCTTTTCGCTAATTCATCGTCACTTTTTTCGCCAGTAGCCATAAGTCTCTCTCTTGCTTCGCAGAAAGGACATGGTACGTCTTCTAATTTAGCGATACATGTAAATTTACGATTTTTACCATCAACTTTTGCACTATGAACGTGAACTTCTTGAAAAGGAGAACCGTTTACAGGTAAAATTCTGATGTGTTTCATTTTACTATCAATACCATCAGGTAAGAAAGTTGTAAAATAGTTTTTAATATCAAATGAATTTTCACTTGAGAATGATGTAGCTTTTTCATACTGAGAAAGCATTGCGTCTAACACTGAGTTTTTTTGTGTTTCCATAATAATTTATTAATTGTTTTTAATGGCCCGACTTCGTTTTTTAATATCGGGGTCTTTATTTGTATTACCACCAGTTATAATTCATCAGCGGCAATCTTTAGTTAATTAAACTGAATTTAAGTAACGTGATGCAATTATACTACAGAAAAGAAATTATTACAAGTATTTTTTAAAGTTTTTTCAAAAAAAAAGTGTGATATTTTCATACCACACTTTAATAGTCTCTTTTTTAATGTTTTATAGGTTAAAATTTCTTTTTAATAAATTCATCTTCATTTGGATTTACAAACGAATCTTTAATTTCAATTGCATTATAATCTCTATCTACTTCATCTTGAGTTAGTACATATTCTTCATCTTCTTTTTGTCCACCCATTGCGTCATAATTACCTTCTTTTTCTGACCAATAATCTGTTAATTTTAAGCTATATGGAAATGAATTTAATGATTGCATTTCTAATCTTTCTTGTGGTGTTGGATTTCTTTTTTCAATTTCATGTTCCAAATCATCAATTTTTTGATTAATTGCTGTCATTTTTTCTAATGATTGAGATAATGTTTCAAATTTACCCATTAATATATCAATTTGTTGACTAGCTCTATCAGAAGACGCTTTTGCTTCTTCCGTGCCTTGTACTAATTCAGTTACATCTAATTCAACTTCATCTTCCATTGCTTCTGGTTCTGGTAATTCTTCACTACCAGCTTCAGGAAATTCTTCATCACCCATATCTTCACTACCAGCTTCAGGAAATTCTTCATCACCCATATCTTCACCACCTTCTGGAGCTTCACCTTCTGGTGGCTCTTCGGTAATAATTTCGCCAGTTTCATTGTCCAATTCAGGGTCGTAAACCTCTTCTTCTTCTACATAGAAATCATATTCAAATAATAACCTGAATTTATCTCTATCTTTTTTATTATCTTCGTTTGTATATTTTTTCATTACATTAAAAGTTGTCTTCCGTCTTCAATTATTATTTTTTTGTTGACTCTTTCAACAATACTCTTATCAACCTTAATAAGTTTAGGTCTGCAATTACCATCTAAATCACAAACAGTTCCTTCTTCATTATCACCTTCCAAAAACCTATTTAAATCGTCTAATTTATTTTTCTCCATAATATTAAATATTTAAAGTACTTATTTTAATATAAATAGAGAGAAATTAGCAAAAAAACCGTTTTAAGTCTATTAAAACCAAATTATTGTTACTATTTATTATTAATTGGTTTTCATATTTACTCCAATCAATCTTCCACTGTTTATAATTGATATTACCTTTTGGTAAATCAAATTCAGTTTCTATTAACGTATTTAACGCATTTATCGTATAAAAAGTCTTTTTCTTTTTATGAACTATTAAGGCGTTTTTGAAGTGTTTTCTAAGGTTTATATGTCCCCCTAGCGGTAATTCTATAAAAAAAGTTAAGATATATTGGGATTTATCTTGGAGGCTTTCAAATATAAAAACTTTATCTGAATCTACCTCAAAGGTGTTTTGAATATATATTAAGAACTCTTTTAACACCTCCTTATCTATAAAAGAGGCTATTAATATTTTTTTATTCATGTGGATTAATTGAATATAACAATGGAACATACTTACAATCGTAATTTAATCGTTCCAAATGGTTATTATATTCAATAAGTATCTCACTACCTTCCAGAAACACCTTGCTTTTCTTAATTATTTTTTTCTCAGCTTTTTCAATATTAGACCCTACAAAATTCAATAAATTCAAGTCAACACCAAAGATTAAATTACCCGAATAAATATATATTACATTATTCTCATTTTTATAAGAAATTGGGTCTTTTAATTTAAGTATTTTTTTAACAATTTTATATAATTTACTTCTATCAAATTGAATTACATCTAAATCTACATAGTTTATATTTTCAATAGCTTTTTTATATGCATGCCTCATAAAGTCCTCAAGGTCTGGCTCATATATTTTACGTTCAACAGTTCGTCTAAATGTCCAAAAGATATTTTTATTAATACTTCTATTTAATACATTGATATTGTCAATACCATATAAATCCACCACTGTTTCATACCCTATGATTAAAGTTGGTAAATTGGTGTATATAATATCGTCCAAAGATTTAACAACGTTAAACTCTGGGCCAACATTTATTACATCAGTACAAACAATATTAGCTATTTCCATATTGCAAAGATACTAAAAAATAATTAAAAAAACAAATAATTAAATTGAAGAAATAAATCCATGATTTATTTCTACAGTGGGTTCTTTCCAATATAATGCATCTTTTGGGTTATTAAATCTTTTCATAAAGTATGATGCAGCTTGACTTCGTTTATGTGGAAAAAATATGGTAGCATTTGGGTCATCTTGTGGACATCCCCAACCTTTAGTATATGGTCCACTATAAATTTCATTTAAAGTGTTATAACCTTTAGTTCTAGCGCAACCACAACATACTTCCACATAATGAGCAAATAAAAATGCAACATATTGTTCATCATAATATGTTACAGGTGGTGTGATTATATTTACTTCTTTTATAAATTTATCCCACGTTTCCATTTTTGTTAAATAATCTAATTGTTGTTCAACAGTTGAAAATATACCACCTGAATATAATTGAAATACATCGGGGTATGAACCAAAATTCCATTGTATTAAACCTATTGATACTAATTCATTAGTATCTCTTGAGTTTACAGCTGATAAATTAAAACTTGATTCAATCTCCATATTACCCATGATTCCAGCAACAATTTCTTTATTATACCCTCTATCTTTAAAATATTGTTTAACAGCGACTTGATTCTGGTTGAGTTCTGCTGTTGTAGGTTTAGTAAAAATATAATTTGTATTACTACCAACATTACTTAAATCGCTTAATGAAGCCCCCTTAGAATCGACTTCATCTAAGTTAGCTAATAAATGTGCATATAGTGTTTCATCATCAACCATTTTAGTTTTAATCCTTCTAATTCTAACCCCTTTAAATGTGGTTGTCATATGATTAGCTTTAATATGATGTCTAGTATTAATAATAGTGTAAGCACCATCAAAAATAGGGACATTATTAATTTGGAAGAACATAAATGGTTGAATTTGTGCACAACCTAACATTTCAACTTCAACTGAGTATGCTCTATTATTATAAATATCGAATAAGTTTTGACCAATTGAGTTATTTCTATTCAATTTAGAAAGACTATCGATAATTTCAAGACTTTCATTTGTTTCAGTAAATTCACTTTGGTCTAAATGAATTTCTTTAAATATTGATTGGTTTTGGTCTACATAATTAACTAAAAAATAAGGTATGTTTTGACCACCATCTTTAAAATCTGTTGGTAATTCCGTATCTGTGATTATTAATTCACCAGTTTTTGGGTCATATTTACTTGGTAATGAAAAACTATCATTAGGTCTTTTTGTGTTTTTTTTATCAATGTTTAATTGATTTGATTGTTCACCAAAATACATACAAATAAATTGTGGGTTAGTGGCAGTAACTGAATCATTAAAATTATATGGTTCAAATATACTAGTAACACTTTCTTTAGAAGAATAATCAATAAATGTTGGTAATGGAATAAAATCAAAGTTATTATCTCTAAGTATTCTAGCAATAAAATTATAAAAACTAATGTTTGAATTACTTGATAGGTAATCTACGAATCCAGTAGGTGAAACTTTAAATTTACCGCTAATATCAATATAAGCCCTATCTAGAAAGTTAAAATTTTTGTATAAATTACCAGTTATTATAGATTCCATACTTGGATGTACACCAAGAATCCATTTATTATAAATAGATTTAATATTTTTATATAACCCTAATTTAATATCATCAACTTTATCAGTGCCAAATAAATTTTTATTAATTTCTGCATCAGGGTTAGTTGATGTAGCATTTAAGGTTTTATATGTGGAAAAAAATGTACTAAGATATTCTTTTTGTTGAATTGATGGAATTTCAAAATTACTAATTCTATCAGTTTTACCTTCCCAAATTCTATAAGTTCCGTTTATTAAAACTTTTTCATCAATAAGAAATAAGAATGTATCATTTGACGCTGGACTAGCGGTTATGATTTCTAAATCAAAATAACCCTTTTCGTTATTTGGTATAACTTTATAATTAGTTGAAACATTTGTTTTAAATCCTGTCGTATCATTAGGGTTGACTTTTAAGTTATCCCAAATTGTAATTATTTGGTCATCTGATGTGGTATCATCAAAAATTTCTAAATTATTCTGTATATTTAACCAACCATTTTCACTATCAACCCAATTAATAAACTCATTGATGAAAATATCTTTAACACTATTTGGTAAATTTTTAATTACATCTGAAAGTTGTTCGTACTTAGTAGAACCTATACTAACAGTATTAAAATTTATTGGTGTACTACTAATTGATGAATAAATTAAGTATTCATCTTTATTGATTTCAACATTATTTATATTAGGAATTAAACTTTCATCACCAATTTTTGTTATACTATATTTAAGAATATCTGAAGATTTAGAATTTCTAAATAATAAACCACCCATAAACAAAATCCAAGAATATGGGATTGAAGTAAACCCAGCCCTTTCATTAAAATATTTTAAAGTTTTATTACTCAATAACCCTAAAGGTAAAATTTCATAAGAATTTTTATATAAAAGTCCTTCAAAAGGTATTGAATGTAAAAATAATAAAGCTTTACTATAATTATCTGTTTGATTATAATAAAATCTAGAACCAAATAAATTATAAATTTTTTTATTACTTTTAAAATTTGAATTAAAAATAAAATTTTTACCTTCATCACCAGCTCTACTTATAAGATTTTCTTTTAATCTTATATCATAAAATTCATAAAATAAAGGTGATTCACTTTTTGGAGTTTTGTATGTCATGAATTCATGTGTTCTATATCGACCACCAAGTAATGTATTATGTGTACTCACTAACTCATTTTCAGCCATTTCGCTTACAACACCATTACCGTCACCACCCGTTACATAACTTTCGTAAATTAATTGTTTAGTATAATCACTTTTATCTATTATTTTAATAAATTTTTCATATTCAATCTCATTATTTGTACCCTCATTCAATTGACTATTAGATATTACATTACTAATAAACGTACCATTAAAATAACTTCTACCAGTATTTGTATTTAATTCATTAAATTTACTATCTAAAGATTTGGTTGTTTGGTTAATTGGAATAAATTCTGGTCTGTTATTAAATGCATCATTAAAATTTTTAAAACCACCATTACCAATATCTGGTTTATCGTGATGATAAACAATTTTATCCCCACCTAAAAAACTTTTATTATAATATAATCTTAATCCATGAAATGTGCCTACTTTACCAAATGTTTCTTGACTATCACCAAAATATGTTTTTATTTGTGTATCAATATTACCGTTAGGTTCTATTATAACATTTTTAACATCTATAAGAGTGTTATAGGCTTGATTAGCTTCAATTTTAGCTACTTCAGTAATTTCTTCAATAGTTAAATTTTTATGCGAAAAACCTAAAAATAATGCCATTCTTTGAACAATCAATTTCATGGCTGGTTGTATGTTAGAATGGATTACGCTATTCCAAGGATTTTCATTGTTTTCATCAAACGCTAATGTTTCTAATGGGTTTATTGGAAACCACGCTTTAGAGTCAGCGTAAATACCCTCTATTATTTCTTTATCCTTTTTAGCGGCCATTTTAATAGAATCGTATAAATCGTTGATAAATTTAACTTCAGCATATTCACTAAATTTACGCTTAGAACCTAACCATTTTTCAACCAAAGTACCATCACCGTTGGTGTCTTTACCTTCATCTTCTACATATTCTGGAAATGGTGCAACCGCAATTTGATTAGAACCGTTAATGCTTATAAATTCAGTAAAATTTCTTTTATCAGCTGCTTGTAAATTTCTATTACCATTTTTTCGGTCATTTTCTATTTCTTCTTCAAGGTTTTTAACAACATCAATAAATAAATCAACATGGTCACATAAAATTTTAAATAAAGACCCTATTGAAGCGTCAAATTTAGTTCCTTCTTTTTTTAAGAAACTGTTAATATCTTGAGTGAAAGATTCAGTTACTAACTTTTTATTTTTATCAAATTCCTCTTGTAATTTTTCCCTAGTTAATCTAACTTTATTTAATGCAAATCTAATATCAACCATGTTTTTTATTGAAGGGTCGGTTATTAAATTATTATCTCTATACTTTTTATTAATTATATCAAGCGTATACCCATACATTTCTTTAATAAAAGTGTCATTTTGTTCTTTTATTTTAAAATTAAGGTATTTTTTAATATCCTTACTTTTTTGAAATTCATCAAATGAATAAAATGATGTAGTAGCTATATTAAATTCGTTTTTACGAATAAAATCTGCTACTTTAAAATTATTATAAAATATTCCATTACTATCCAATTGAAAATCTTCAATATTTAACTTAAAAGTTTTTGAATCCCCTTTAACTTGGTTTAACTCATTATATTCTTCAACTAATTTTAATGTGGAATTTTTATATTCTTTTTTAGTAGTGTCAGATAATGTATATGGTTTTAAATAATCAGGATTATTTGTGAAATAATTTACATTGGTATTCATAGCTACAGCCATGTTTTGAGCTGTGGTTACCCCAGTGTCAGTAAGTTTAGTATAACCTTCAAATATTAATGGAAACACATTTGTTAATGATTGTTCAATGGAAAGTAATTTCGTATTTAATTTATCATAAATGGTTAACGCCTTTAATTGTTTATTATCTTCTCTGAATTTAATGATATAATCTTCCAATTTTTTAACAATACTTCGTAATTCTTCAAAAGTTGTAAACCCTTGAATGGATTTAATAGCATTAATACCTTTTTGTGTGTAAGGCGTTCCTTTTAATATACCCATTAATAAATCAGATAAAAATGCATATGTATAACCAATAAAATCACATGTAATAATAAAACTACCCGTTTCATTATCTAAATTACCGTTAAATTTAGTCATATGTAAAGCATATTGAACGGGTTTTCCGTAATAACCTTTAACAGTTAAATAAAATATTGGGTAAGGCATTTTAAATAAAAATGAATATGGTGACTCTTCACCTAATTCAAATAATTGACCTCTTATATCTTTGAATTTGATTTTTACAATAGGTACATATGAAGTGTTAAAACTAATATCTATTGTCTCGATACCTAATGTACCCAAATCTTTATTATCCCTATTAAATTTAGTGTTTAATTCAGTGTAGTGAGTTGTTAAATACTTTTCTTCATTACCAGAACCATCAATAAAACTAATTCTAGTTACTTCATTACTGGTAGGGTTAGTAGCGTTTATATTATTTTTAGAATAAATTATAGGGTCATCACCTCTTACTAAAACTTCTAACTCAACAGATATATTTAAATCTTCTAAATTAGCTGCTGTAGAGTCTTCACCATTTGGGTCTATAACCCAAAGATTCTTAACTTTAGTAACTTTAACATTCGACTTTAAATTAGCCATACAATTTGAAATATATATCTATTTCATCTAAATAATCATTAATAGATGTAACGAAAGGGAATGGTACCCTAATTATTTTATTATTTGGTATGTTGAATTCTAAACCTCCAAATTCTGGGTTTGCTAACATAATTAACCACCCATAATAAGGTGTATCGTAATATTTTTGACTCAACACATCAAATCTAGTGCTACCAACCTTATAAATCAAGTACTTATCTGTATTTTTTTCTGGTATCTTAATTCCAGGGATTGGTTTATAGTCATTGTCACTCCTAAACCTATCGTATCTATCTAAATATTTTTGTGCCATAATTTTTAATTTTAAATCTCTAAACCAGTTTCTACATCAACTATTATTGTTTCAGTATAAGTAAGACCACCACTCGTTAAAGAAAATTTAAATGATTTATTACCAGTACCATACTCTGATTGATTCCAAGTTGTATTAGGTATTGATGCTGAAGAATTTATAACCGCACTGTTAGGTGACGTAGAATTAAATTGCCCAGTCATAATTATTTTAAACCCACTTGAAGTTCCAATTTCGATTTTATAGCCATAATTTTTAGAAAGACTAGTTAATGGGTAACTACCTCCACTAGTATAAGTTAAATCAAAAGTATTTGTGGTACCTAAATTTACAAAACTATTAAATTTTACAGTCCATCCAAGATTTTTAAATATCTGCTCATCTGAAATGGTAGTTGCATTTACTTCACTTTGTTTTTTAGCTTCAACTTCAGCTACAGTATTTTCATCATTTTTTAGTGAGGTTTTTGGTTTCTTAAATGGGTCATAAGCTTCTTCAGCAAACTCTCTTAAATTAGTAACACCTTCTAAAGGGTCAAATAATTCTGGTTTTGTTGGGTTTATTTTTTCTTTCCTAACCCATCTATCAGCTCTAGGGTCATAAACACCCGAATTGGCAAAATAATTAAAAGAAACAGCATTTTGTAATTTATTTATAGGCCCATTTAACGCACTTCCACCAATGAATTTAAATGATATATTAACATTTGCTATCATTGGTTGAACTCCAACACCTTCTGGATTTAAATCCCAAACCAATGGTTCATAATCTATCCCAAGGCTATTAATTATTATTTTAGTGTGATAAAAATCACCAATTCTTAAAATACATACTGGTGGTTTTCCAAAAGCTAAATTATTACTCTTGTTAGTTTTATTAGTTGGGCCTTGCCTAGTACATTGTTGTAAAAATGTTAATCTAGAATTAAATCCTTCTGGTGTTGTTGAATGAAATGCTGGGTGAAAGAATTTTATTTTCTCCCTAATATTATTATAAATAATTTTATCACTTTGAGAATCACTTTTCTTTAATTTCTCAAAATATTCATCTTCACGATGGAATCTATTCGTGACTCTACGTATAATTTCTTTAGCTGCGGAATTTGTTTTTTCTGTCTTAATATCCGTAACATTTGATATTTGTTCATCGTATTCAGGTTGATAAATGAATTCGACTATCACAGCTCTTTCTTTTTTAACCAACTCAGAATCTACTCTATAAGTAGCATCAGAAGTAGCATCTTTATCACCTCTTGATGTTGTTTCTACAAATCTTATATCACTTTTAACATTAGTTTGAAACCATTGTTTTACTGTTGCAATTCTAGCATCAGATAATCTTATATTTGATTCAGCAGTCCCAACTTTACTTGCATAACCACTTAATTTAATAGCTATACCATTATTTTGTAATACAGCCTCTTTAATTAAATCTGAAAACCCTACTACATTCCAACGAGTATTTAATCCATATTGAGTCCAGTTATTGGAAGGTGTTCCTACACTTGATGTGTAACCTTCAGAATATGTAATAAGTGGGGATATCGCATTGTTATCTTCATAATCTGGATATAACGAAGCAACGTCATTAGGGAAATAAAAGTTAAAATTATCTGGTAAATAAACGTCCGTAGCTATAAATTCTTCTTCTAATTTAATATCAGCATTTATTTCTTCTTGTAATTGAGCTAATTCATTTTGTGAAAAATATTGGTTATAATCAGTGCAACCAGCAACTAAACTAGCCATTAATTCATTAGTAATAATTTTACTATTATTCATATAATCAGGATAATCAATTATTACTTTAAATGCTAAAGTACCACTTCTTTCAGTATTATTATAAGTATAAACTGGTTCTCCTCTACCAATGAATTTAGTTGAATCCCAATCAATTGTTGTTGTGTCAGTAAATTTTATGTCATATGGTGGAAACCACATAATTCTACCTTTAGTTCCTGTTTTAGGGTCACCATTACCAATTTCAAATTTAGGTAAGTTTTCTAATGAATCATTCCAAGCTAAGTTTTCAATTGAAAACATGAATTTCTTAGCCTCATAAGGGTCAACAGCACCGCTATCAGGTATTTTATAAGGTGAAATTTTAACAAAACCATTACTACCTAATACAGAATCTTCAATATCATTCCTAATTTTATCTCTATAATTAAATAACCCGCTATTTTTTTGTAAATCACTAACTGAACCATAAGTTTTAGTTGATGTCCATGTTCTACAAAACACATTATCAATATCAGAACTACCCATTAGATAATCTTGACTTAAAACCCCACTACTTTTAGATAATCTATTACCTGATGGTGTGTTTAATTGTGAGAAATCAACTAAAGGTGTACCTTGAGCATCGAAATTAATTTTATATTTTACAATATCATTGAATAAATCTTTAGTTTTAGATAATAAATCACCAGTATCACTAAAAGTTGAATTTGGGTTCCAAATTGAATCACTTCCGTTAAATTCTGTTTGACTTGCAACAGGTAAACCATTAAGTGGACTAAACTCAAGTGAATTTAAAGTTACACCACTAGTATTTACGTTATATTCACGAGGGTCAGTAACACCTAATTTACTTCTACCAGCACCATCTGAAGTATATGCAGGTTTAAATTCATTTAAATTAAGATTATCAAATAATCTAAGTAATTGTCCTTTACCTGTATATTTGATTAAAGAAACGTTTCTTAATAAACTAGCTTCACTCATATTAACGTCTACATTATTCGTAAAAATTGAAGCGTTTTCATCAATAATATCAATTGGTAAATTGAATCCTGTAATATCTAAAGCTAAATCACCAATTCTACCAGCAGTTGTACCTCTAACAGTAATACTATTATCGGGTACAATAAAGTCAGACCCACTTAATAAACTAAACGGTTGAAGATTAACTTGACCGAATAACTCTCTTTGCGCATTAAAGGTCGCTCTTTGACCCAAAGCTAAAAGTAACTGTTGACCACCTATTATACCTAAAGGTGTCTCATTTATACCCCCAGTGGCTCCTAGAGCCCTCCCAGCTAATGTTGTTCTGATGTCACCTTGAGAAGTGAAACTACCATTTCCTAATCCAAAACCTTCTTGAGATAGAATACTATCTAAAACATCCAAACTTTTGGTTCCATAACCACCAAGATTTAAATCTTTATTCTCATCAATATAACCACCATCACGTTGAGCATAACTATAAGAATTGTTTATTATGGTTGCGGCAACCATATCTTCGGTTGAAGTATATCTATTTCTACTAATAACATCATTACGATAATTAACACCTGAATCTTCTAAATTTTCAGATGGTTGAATGGAATCAAAATTAGTGGATATATTCGCTTGAGAACCTAAACCAATAGCAGAAACACTTAAACCGTTATTAGTTACAGTATCAGATAATATTAAATTTCTGTTTAATAACAAATCTCTAAAATTGGGAGATAAATAATTTATTGAATTAGCCATGCTTTTCTTTTATTATAAATATTAATTTAACTCTTTTTTTATATTTTAATTTTAATTCATTAAAAACAGTAGGGTTTAGTTGAAAACTTAAAAACGCAATATTAGTATTTAAATTAGTATACTATTAGTATTTAAATTAATTTTAATATATAATATATTCTATTAATACTTTATAAAAAACAAAATAAATTAAAAAAATACAAGGAAAAACTCAACTTTTTTTAAAAAATTTTACTTTTCCTTATTTTATAAGGGTTTTGAGAGATAAAATAATTAAGCAACAATTGGGTTAGAAGGTATTCTACCTCCATTAATAGCCGAAGTTAATTGTTCTTGTATCTTCCTACTCAATTCTCTCATTAAAAATGGGTCGTTTAAATCAATTTTAAAACTTCCATCATTAGTAGTTAATTCTAACTTTCCTTCAACCGCTAAAGGTTTATTAAATTCGACTAAAACCTTACTACCACTATGGTTATAAGCTTTTTCTTTACTAATATATCTTTCAATGTTCTTACCTTTTTCAATCGCTTTTATTAATGATGAACTATCAATTGAATCGTCATTTTTACCTGGCTTAGCAATGCCGTTTTTATCTAATATTCTATCAATAGGTCCATCGGGTTTAGCTCCAATCAATGTATCACTTGAATTAAATGGAATTGCATCTTGATTAGGTCTAGCAATGAAATCATTTTGTGGCATACTATAATTCATACCTTCACCACCATATCTAGCATCACCAGCCAAATCACCGAGTTTAGTACCACCCCAACCACCAACAATACCACCAACAATACCACCAATAGTAGTACCAATTACAGGAATAATTGAACCAATTGCAGCACCAGCAGCAGCACCACCCCAAGCACCAAGGCCACCACCAAGGCCAGTCATTGCAGTACGATGTATATTTTCACCAGTATCCATACCAGCTTCTTTGTTTTCAGACCATTCATTATAACCAGCTAAACCACCAGCTAAAAGACCAGCACCAATAGCACCACCAGAAACTGAACCTTTACCTACATTTCTAAGTAACCCTTTAAATCCACCACCTTTAGCCATATTACCAAATAATTTACCACCCCATTGTTTAGAAGTAACACCTTTAGCATCATCTAAAAGGCTATTAATACCACCATCAGCATTAGCAACACTATTAAAACCTAAACCTAATTTAATACCTCTAGCAAACCATAAAGCTTCTTTACCAATCAATGCTAATCCAGTAACTACACCACCAATAGCTGCAAATGTTTTTGGCCATTCAGCCATAAATTCAGCTATATTTGTGACCATAGGACTGAAAGTAGCAATTAAACTTTCAATCACACCTGAAATCTTTTCAAATGCTGGTAATAATCCAGATTTAAAGGTATCTTTCAACGCATCAAATCTTTCATTGAATGTCATCGCTTCTTCAGCTCTTCCTTGAAGACTTTTCTGGTATTCTTGTTGTGATTTTACAATTTCAGGTGTAATTCTTTGAAGTGCATCAACACTTTCAGTTACCGTTTCGTTACCTACTTGCATGGTAACCTTGAACTCACCACTATCTTTATCAAATTGAGCAAGACTTGATATAAATGATTTATCTTCATCACTGAAAATACTAGATATACCACTTTCTATTTTAGTAAATTTTGCAGCTTCCCTAGCTGATTTAGCTAATTCATCAAATGACATTCCTGTTGCATTGGCAACTTCCCTTAACCTATGTAATTCCATTGGGTCAATAGTAACTTCACCAGTAGCTTCATCAAATCTAGCCGTTTCTTTAGTAGCATTGATAATATCTTGAGTTAGCCCTTTCATATCATTTCTACTTCTATACATCAACTCGAATGGGTCACCTAATCTAGCCCAAGCACCACCTAAAACTTGTAATTTAGCCGCAGCTTCTACCGCACCTTCAGGTGTGATTAAGTTTTCAGCGAAATCAGCAATAGTTTGCATTTCAATTTTAAATTTGGTAGCTAGGTTAGCCATCTCACCTAAACCTTTAATACCACCTTTAAATGCATATTTGTTAGCTATTTTCATGTTATTTTGAACATTCTTAATAACTTTACCACTTGAAACACCCATTTTAGTGGATGTAGCAAGCATATCTTCAACGAATGCTACGGAACCTTTTGCTGAAATATTGAAGTTTTCCATTTCAGCGGCAAATTCACCAGCACCCTCAACACCTAAAACAGTACCTTTAGCTAATTGAGACATTGCCTCTAATTGCTCACCAGATAATTGAACACTACGCCCAATATTGTCACTATATCTACCTTGAAGTTGTGCTAAATCTTTAGTGTTAATACCAATTTTAGCAGTAGTAATAGAAGATTTATATATGTTATCTCTGAATCCAGCAGCTTGGTTAGAAAGAATACCCATTTGAAGTTCGGTCTCTCTAACAGATTTTTGTTGTTTTAACCAATAATGACGTTGGTCATATAATATTTTACCTAACTCTTTGGTTTGTCTAACAATATCTTTTGCAGTTAAAGCATGGACTTTAACACTTTTTACTGCATCTTGGTGTATTTTAAGGTTTTTCTCAGCTTGAATTTCAACGTTTGTAAGTGAATTAACCTCATTATTTATTAACCCTATTTTAACCTTACGGGCATCAATTTCTTTATCAGTTAATGCAAGACCGTTAGCTTCACGTTTAGTTATTTCATCTTGAAGCTTTTTAGCTTCTTCTTGTAGTTTAGCACGTTGACCTTGTATGTATAATAGATTTTTATTGAGGCTTTCAGTTTCGTGTAATAACTTATTATAGTCATTTAAACTTTTTGACGCTTCATTAATCAATCTAACCCTCTCTTTATGGGCAGCAAGTTCTTCTTCTTGTAGTTTATTTTTCTTAGCCATTATTTATATTATTCAACAATTCTTATTGCGCCTTCATCCTCTACTATTTTACAATTAAGGTCCATATCACAATGACTTACCCTAACTTTAAAATTACCATCACCTAAATCTTTTAAAATTTTTAACTCCCAATGTCCATTAGTACTTCTTCTACGCCCACTTATTATAATATTACCTTTTTCTATTTTACCAGGGTATTTATGACTTCTAAATTTATCAGTATTCAATAATTTAATGTTATTGTCAACTATAACTGACCCAGAAATTATTTCGAATTGAATTTGCCTTCCTACGGTTAAATAAGAATTTTTAGTTACCTCTTTATCTAATATTTGGTTTAATTGATTAACACCTTTTGGTGATGCATTCATTAATGTATCCCAAAAATCAGGTGTTTTATCCATAGCTTCTAAATATTCTTTACTATGTGGGCTACTTTTGATTTTATCAATTAATTCTTGTTTACTCATTGGTGTGTAATCACTATCACCGTTATCAACCCCACCGCCACCTACTTCAATATTTAATAACCCAGTAATTTGTACAATTCTATCTGACCTATAAAGATTTAACACTAAATCGTTATTTTTAATTTTTACTAAACTATTAATGCTGATATATATATTTCTATTTTTAAATGTATTTAATAAAGTTTTAATTTTAGTACTTTCACCATCAGAATTGATATCTTCTAACGTACAACTTAATTTTTTAGGGGTAATTTCATTAACTCTTAAAAAAATATTATTTGTTATACCATCATTTTCAGCAATTTTTTCTTCTGAAGCAATGTTGATTATAGAACCTTTTTTAGCCGTTTTTATAATGTCATTCATTTCATTCATTCTTTCCTCTAAACGATTCTCTTCAATAGGTTTAACGATATCTACTTGTTTTATTTCGCCACCTTTTTTAGCAGTACTAAACTCTTCAACTTTCAATACGATTTTAGCACCTTCACCACTTGGTGAATTTTTTTCATATTTATAAATTGTTAAAGTACCATCACTAATCGCATCTTTGGTAAAAGTGTATTCTTTACCATCACTTTTATCAACCATAATAACTCTACCAGCTAAATTTGACTCAACAAAAAATGTTTTTTCAGATTTATCTTTTAAAACCAATCTAATTACACTTTCTTGTTGTATATTTGGTAAAACTTCCTTTAGTTCAGCTTCTAATAATAATGAAGCCATAACTTTATATGCGTATGTCATATCACTCATAATGAATCGTTTTAATATAAATATCTAGTGAACTACCCATCCACACTTCGTGATGGATGGGCTTCAAGTTTCATTGACTTGCCCAACGACAACACCTCCACTTGTTTTTGCTTATTGTCCGAAATGCGTCCCGCATTCAGACATGAAAATTCTTTTCATTTGCTTTCCATGATTTTATGGCAAACAAAACCTTGTTTGCCAACCACATATCATACATCAAAGAACAGGTTATCTTGGTTATCGATAACTTATTATTTGTAAATATACAACTCTATAGTTAAAAGGTCAAGTTTTTTTGTCGCTTATATCCCACCCACGTAAAAACGGTGGGTGGGTTTTATGCTCCGTTTTATAAAAACCCCTAATAATTAAGGGCTTTTCTTATTTAGGTGAATATTTCCTAGTTTGTGACCATTTACCTGTTTTTGTAACTCTAGAACCACTACTTCTACGTTCTTCAGCGTCAATAGCTTCGTTTTGTAACGTAACCATAAAGAATCGTCTTTCATAAGTTGGCATTCTCATTAAATCTTCATAAGAAAACCCTAAATGTTGTCTACAAACATAAATTTCTTCCAATAACTGCCTCTTATATTCCAAGGTCAGGCCAAAAAAATGAAAAGTTAAGGGGAAGAAACGTGGCAAGGGACCCACCCCCAGGAGTCTCGACTGTGATATTCATATCAATGCCAGATTCAATTTCGTTCACATACTTTCTAAATGCTCTCACATCTCCAAGTCTCATTTTTTGTTCAACAAAGTTTTTAACTGTTTCAGAATCATAATCATCTTCAACTGCAACAACTTGCTTTAAAAGTGTGTATGTTGAAGCGTCAGTAAATTCAGGTCCCATTTCTTTAGACATTTCATCCAAATGAGTTTCAATATCTTCAACATCACCAGTATTTAATAGTCTAAATTTTATTGTTGTTTGAGCAACAGGTAATTTAAATGTAAAATGACCATTTTCATCAGGTTTTACACCTAAATGTTTAATTCCTAATTTAGATAAATCAAGTTCAACCTCAAATTCTTTATAATCATCGTTAGGGTCATTCAATTTAATTTTATACATTGGTCCAAAACCTGTAGAACGTAACCAAATCATAATTGCATTTCTATCACCAACATGTAAATCTTTATATCTAATGTTAGTATCTAATATTTTTCTATTGATTAATATCTCTAAAAACTTTCCTGACTTTAAAAGATTTGGGTTGGTAATGATATTCTCATCCATAGCATTCAAATAAGCCACTTTTAAGGCACTTTTACCTTTTTTGTATAATAACCCTTCACTTGGTAATTTAAGTAGGTCATAAGGCACGTCTTCTTGTGGAGTACTTAAAGCCGCATATCTATCTTCATTAGATAATTCAATTTTTTTATGCGCTTTTGTTTCAGGTTGTGAATAACTTACTTTAGGTTTAACATCAATTGGTGCTTCAATTTCTAGACCTTGAGCTTCAGCCTTTCTTTGTGCGATTAATTCATCTCTTAATCTTAATTGTTCTTCTAAACGCTCAAGACTTTCTTTATTCATTTGAGCTTGAGCCTCCATTTCACCTTTAGATTTGTGTTTTTCGATGATAGCTAATTCTTCTTTAGCTTGTTGAGCTATTTTTGTGCCAGTTTCATTGGCTTCCTTCATAGCATCAGTCATTTTTGATGCTGGGAATACATTTGGTTTTTCCATTTTATAAAAACTTATTTAAATATATTATATACTATAAATACTTAAAATAAAGTTTTTTTTCTTAATTGTAGATATTATCGATAGTTCTTTCACCATCTTCTTTTGAAAACCATTGACTATTTTTAACGTCTGTTGGTTCTGGTTGGTTAAGTGGACAACCACATGTTTCATCTAAATCTTCTTCTAATGGTAATTCCATATCATTACCCAGCATAATTTCGTTCACATCTTCGTTGGCATATCTTCCATCCCAACTAAATTTAGTTTCTTTGATTAAAATTTCTTTTAATCTTTTAAATTGTGCTTCGGTTATCTTTAATTTTGTTTTCATTATTTTAAGATTTTAGACAATTGAGGGTATAAATCTGGAACAATAGTGTATTTAACTACTTTTTCTTCAGCATATAAACTTTGAGCATTCATTCTTTCTTGAAACCTCTTATTAGCTTCACGCATTGCTGATTTTTTATCATTTCTTCTTGTCATTTTATATATATTTAATCCATGCCCAGAATTTTCTTTCATTAAGATAATCTAGGTTATCATCATTAGAATGCGCTTCTCTTTCAAATGAAATGTTATTATACGCCTTTGTGCCGTATTTAAAAAGTTTTATAAACCATTCAATACCATACCATAAATAAAATGGTATCACTAACATTTCTTGTTGTTGTTTTATATGAATTGATTCGTGATTAATAATTTTTTTAGCCACATTTTTATAATATTGTGAGCTATTATATCTTTCTCTTAATACGATATATGGCCATAAAGTAACGCCACCTATTTTCATAAACCAACTAATTGAGTCTAAGAATTTATCACTGTATTTAACTATTGGTATTTTCATAAAATCTGTTTAATATAAATATAAAAAAAAATCACTTAGGTAGCGAAACTTAAGTGATTTTAATAGCCGTTTGACTATAATCGGTCCTAAACCGTTTATTTTCATTTCAAACCACATGACATATTGTATATCATTATTTGAAATTTTAGAATCCTAATATTTGACGTAGCTATTTTACTTTTTAATTTGTAACTAACTGATAATCAGTATGATACTAGAATATTAATATTGCTCTGTCAAATCTCAATGTAGCTGTGATATCTGCGATACCATCATCATCCATTGCTAAATCACCAAAACCAACATTTGTTAACATCGTTCCTTGTAATTGCCATTTTTCAACAACAACACCAGTTGGGTCTAACATTTCAATTTCAACGTCTTTTTTATATCCAGCAGCGTAACCTTGTCTTCCAGTTACTGACTCAGATTGTAATCTTACCCATTCCATAATAGCTTGAGAAGATGAAGGTCCAATTGCATCCCTGAAAACAACGTCTATTGTTGACCAAGTAAATCTACCAATAACCCAAGTTGAAGTATTCAAGAAAGGAATCTCCACTTCATTTTGTTCTATTGAAGGACGTGATGCTGATTGCAACCACCATTGTTGAATACCTAATTCGGCTGGAAATCTCATTAACCATCTATTTTTTTTCTTAGGCTCGTATGGTACGGGCATTTTCATCAATAAATCTGACATATTTTCTTGTTTTTTTAAATTTTTTGTAGTATCATTGTAAAATACTAATTGTTATTTAATAATAAATATAAAAAAAATGAAAAAAAATATTAAAAAGGTTGATAAATTTTTAGAAAAGGTTAAAAATAAATTCAAAAATAAATTCGATTATTCAAAAATGAATTACCTAGATAGTCAAACACCAATAGATATCCTATGTAATGAACATTTAATTTATTTTAAACAAACACCTATTGAACATTTAAGAGGTTATAAAAAATGTGTTTTATGTGGTGGTAAAGTTACTAATTTAGATGAGTTTTTAATTAAAGCTAAAAATACTCATGGTAATAAATATAATTATTCTAAAACGGTGTATAACGGTTCTGAAAATAAATTAATAATAACATGCCCCAAACATGGTGATTTTAAACAATTACATATAAAAAAACTCCTTAATAAATCATTAAGGAGTTTTTTATTATATTAATACTTTATATGTCCTCGAATGAAGCACCAGTATTCATTACCACAAATTCAACTGTGATGAACTCTAAAGCTCTAGTTGGTTTTATTAAAATTCTACCATTTAATTCACCTCTATCAATTGATTCAGGTGTGTTATCAACTTCTACACGGAAATCTGTAAGACCTCTTTCACTTCTAATGTTTTCAAGAATTGGGTTAACCAATGTTTTGAATTGATTTCTTACTACTTCATCGTTTTGTTCGAATAATAATCTTATTGATACAGCAGATATTAATTTTCTTGCTTGTAATAATAACCTTCTTACGTTAAGTCTGTTTAATGCAGAATCTTTAGTTTGTAAGTTTTTATTACCAAATATAACAAGTCCTTCAGAAGCGAATGTTGCAATTGGGTTAATTCTACCTTCATACAATGTATCTCTTTCATCTAGAGTTAATTTTTTTCTTGCTTTAATCGCTTGCACAACACCTCTTTGAACACCCGCCACAGCAAACCATGGGAATGATACATTATCAGTTAATGCGATATTTCTACACACATCTCTTGTAGGCGGTAAGTAAAGTAATACGTTGTTATCTGTATCAGATACTTGCACCCAAGGCCAGTATGTTGCAGTATAGTTACTATCGATTCCTGTATTATCCAATGTAGAAACTACATCATCAACATCTAAGATATCTTCAGTACCAGCATTTCTATCTGGTGTAGTTACAATATAAATTGAATCACATCTTTGCTCTTCAACCATTTCAATTGTAGCTTCAACTAAATTTGTTTGATTAAATACATCAATACCTGGTGTTGCTAACACATTAATGTTAATAGCTTCAGGGTTATTGAATGTGTTTATAGCTTCAAAATAAGCGTAATAATCGGAAGTTGTTCCTAAATCACCGTTACTCACAACTTTAGTTTCAATTGCAGTACTTGTTATAGCTAAACTACTTTTAGCTCCACCAATTTTGAATGTGTCAGTGTTTGTTCTTTCACTATTTCTAAAGATATCCCACCCATCAAAACCACCGTAAGGTGCCATTGTGAATTTACGAGAATATATCTTTTCGTAGCTAGTACCAACTATTCCAGCATCATCTCTAAGTTCAGAATCACCATTAACAAAGGTGTATCCAGCTAACATACTGTTAGTTGCACCGCTATCCATGTGGAATCCATCAGTAACACCACTTGTTACTGTTAAATCAGTACCTAAGTAATTAAAGAAATTTTGGTCAATACCAACAGTATCAGATAAACCTAAATAAATTTTTCTAATTTTAGAATATGCAGCGTAAGATTGGTTATACCCAATTGAAGGTGCATCAACACCACTATAAATTCTTGATGGAACACCTGTAAAACCAGCTGGGAAAGAAGTTGTAGTATCTTCATCTTCATCCAATTCAAGTAATACATAATTTGAGTTAGATGCATAAAAACCATCTAAAGTACCAATTCTTCTAGCAACGAAGTTATCTGAAGTTGGGTCCATAGTACATCTTGAAAATCTTTCTAATGTAACAGGGTTTGCATCAGTATCATAAAAAGCCCTAATTCTAACATCGAATTCTCTATCATCAGGTTTAATATTTTCAATTGAAACCTTAATTTCAGAGTTTGCAGTATTACCATCAGATATTGTAACTAATCTAAATAATTTTTTAATAACGTTACCGTTAACCTCTGAAACTACCCATGGTGTTACAGCTGGTAAATATTCAGTTTTATAATCTGAAAATATAGACGCATTATCAATTAACCCAACAGTTAATCCAGTCACACCTGAAGTAGAAATTAAATTTTCTAACATCTTTGAATAAATTTCCTCAACATAAATAGGTGCTTGACCTGTTTCAGCGTTAGTACCTAATACTCTAGTAATGAAATTCTTTTTGGTTGAATCAAAAGAAACGTTGTATGTAAATCCAGTACTTGTTGTTGAAGCCCCACTAAGAGTAAACTCAGCCTTAGCATCAGCAGTCAACGCACTTAAACTATCAACCATTCCTAATGCGGTAGTTTGGAATGTTAATGTTTCAGTACCATCATAAGCGGCTCTACTTCTTAAAAGCGCAACCACTTGGTTATTATCAGCTGTTATCGCCCAAGATTGTCCAGCATCATAGCCTGAAAATCCTAAAACTCTAGTCACATACAGTTGGTTTGATTTTGTGAAATATGATTTTGCGATATATGGCAATTCATATTTTGGGTAACCTGTGCTGGCTACTTTTGTTGCGTTAAGACCACCGAAAAACGCTTTGAACTCGTTAAAGTCAGAAACAAAAATTGGTTGGAAAGCTGGACCTTTTGTTGTCTCACCTACCAAACCTAATGTTGTTACACCAACTTGACGTGTTACAAATGATAAATCTTTCTCTGAAGTGTAAACTCCTGGGCTTACGAATACTCTGTTGTTAGAACTCATGTAATTAATATTTTAAAGTTTGTAATTCTTATTTTTAAATAAATATATAAATTTTTATCAAAAGGTTTTATTATATATTACATATATAATAATTAGTATGATTTTTGTCTTAGTTTTATCATACTTCCTCTATATTTATAATAAAAACCCTATGAAAAGGAGTAAAAACTTGAAAATCACACCAACAACACATAAAATTTTAAAAGATTATTGTCAAGACAATGGTCTTAAAATGTTTGGGTTTGTTGAGAAGTTAATCAAGGATGCTTGTAAAAAACAAGCAGACTTATATGGTGAATAACCTCTATATATAAATATGGAAAAAAATTCGTAAAATTAAATTACGGATTATTTGGCTTATTTTTAAGTAATTCAGTATTGACATTCCCTGTATGTTGAATCTGTCCAGTAGCAACCAATATATCATATAACATTTTACCGAATGTATCGGCAGTTTGATGGTCAGCAGTTAATTTATCCCAAACCGCAGCGGCTATCACTGTTGTATCAGCACTAAATGACCTGTACCTGTATCAAAGGTTGCACCAGTGAAGAACTCAAGAGTAGTTCCACTAGTCCCACCGCTAATTAATACGGTTTCAAATACATATGTTCTATTAATATTACTCATTATTTAACTAATCCTTTAATTTCAAATCTAGCTTCTTTAGTTACATCTCTATCAACAGTTAAAGTTATTTCTTGGTTTGCTAAAATATTAAATGGAAGTGTTTGTTGAACTCCATTGATGGCTATATTGACATTTGTAACGTTTGTTACGTATGTTATTGACCTTATTTCAGCATCATATTCTGGTACTATTATAAATTCTTCAGTATAATGGTCCGCTTTAATAACAACGTTTAAAATTATCTCATCAATATCTTTAAATGACCTAATAACTACTTTAGGTTTAAGTTTTTTATCGTATAATTCTGTAAACACTATCATTCTATTGATAGTTGGTACAAATTCATAATCATTTTCATCTAAAATATAACCCAATACTTTCATTTCAAAATTTTGAACATAAAATCTACGTCTATCAAAATCAGTAACCTGACTTTCATCACCAATATTCTCTAAATGTATTGGCATTGGATGACCACTTACGTTGATGTAGTATTGTCTTGATTGAAAAGTAAATTGAGTTTTTCTATTAAACATATTTAAATCTCTCATCCTATTACAGAAAAACCTAACTTCATAAGTTATATCAACTGAAGTTGGTTGAGGGATTTTATACATATCAGCACCTTTTCTACCACCTATATAGGTAGGTACTTTCATATAAGTGTATAGTTTATGGCCTGGAATATTCCATAATCCATTTTGATTTGTTCCAACTTGAATATCAGGTTGTCTAACTATAGTAATGAAGGGAATTTTAATATTTTTGAATTTATCAGCTGTATCCCAAGTTTTATAGAATTCAGCCCATCTTTGGATGGTTAAAAAATAAACAGGGACCTTTACCCCATTAATTTCTATTTCTAAAATTTTATCAACAAAATTAATAAATGTTTGGTCGATATCTTCGTAATAGATACTTTTAGGTAAATAACTTCCTTTATAATCTATATTATCAAGATAATCTTGCCTTTTTTCAGGTCCGATATTTTGATTTATAAATTTTATATTTTTTTTATATCCTTGTGGCATACTAATAAATATAAATGCTTCACTTTATTCTTCCGTAAATCGAATATTACCCCTGTTAATAGTTGGGATATGTTCGAAATCTTCTTCATCTAAAATATATCCCAATACTTTCATTTCAAAATGTTGAACATAGAATCTTCTTTTGTCGAAATCATCTTTTTGACTCTCATCACCAATTTTCTCTAAATGAATTGGCATTGGGTGTGCATTTACATTAATATAAAACTGTCTAGAGTTAAAGGTTGTTTGAACAATTGTGTGTAATTTATTCAAATCTTTCATTCTATTACAGAAAAATCTAACATCATAAGTAATATCAACCGAAGTTGGTTGAGGAATTTTATATGTGTCCATACCCTTTCTACCATCAATAAAAGTAGGTACTTTCATGTATGTATAGACTTGTTGGCCTGGAATATTCCATATACCCGCTTGGTTAGTACCTACCTGAATATCAGGTTGTCTAACTACGGTAATGAAGGGCATTTTTAAGTTTTTAAATTTATCTGAAAATGACCATGTTTTAGAGAATTCAGCAAACCTTTGAATGGTTAAGAATCTTACTGGCACTAATTCACCATCAATTTCTAGGGATAATTCTTTATCAATAAAATCGATGAATGTTTTATCGATATCTTCATAGCTCACACCCTTTGGCAGGTACGTACCTTTATAATCTATATCATCAAGGTAGTCTTGTCTTTTTTCAGGTCCGACATTTTGATGTATAAAATTTACTTTTTTAATAAACCCTTTTGGTAGTGGCATAATTTATTTTTTTTATATTCCTTTGAATTCATCTTCATTGGCAAAAGTACAATTGATAATTCTATAAGCACCTTTATAACCCATTATTGTGTGAGCGTTGTCGTAATTCTTTTCACCAGCATTAGTCACATTAAAATAAACAACGTCCGATTCATCAATTGGATACGCTATATAATCACCAACAGTTATATCAACAGCCAATTCGTTTAAATGTTGTACATAAACAATGAAAGTTAAATTACCATCTTCAAGATAACGCATGGAATCTGGATTATATGTTTTATTTTCAGCTTTATCTATAATCGGAACTATATAAATCTCAACGGGAGGTAGAAAATTGATTTCACTAGCACTTGCTTCACCATATAAATCATCAACCTGGGTTGTTTTCCTATCAACTCTATATAAAATTACAGTAAAATTTCCATCACCTTCTATCGCTTCACGACCTAAAGAAATTTCCAAATCAAAATCTCTTTTAGAGAAAAATTTGTTGATTCTTTTAATTGGTACCAA